TACTATATATTTACCGGAGGGAAATTATATAGTTATCTATTACCTCTGGTATAGGGTTTTATTTATAGGTTATCTTAATCTATAGGTTATCTACTATCTTAAGTTGGTAGATATAATTACTATTTATTAGTTAATACTTTAATAGCAGATAACCTTTAATACTTGAGGTTGTGGCAAATTGTCTTGTTATCCATTCCCCCATACCAGGGGCAATAGATAACAATCCAATTTCCCTATTATAAAAAGAAAACAAGAAAAGAAAAAAACCTACAAAAAAAGAAAAGAAAAAAAGAAAAACTGTTTAAAACAGCTATAATAACCCCTGTGGGGCCCGAATCCAACTTAATGCAACGACGGCACACGCACTCTTAACCTGACCGGTAACCTTCTGCTTGGTTTCCAGTCAAAGACTGCAGATGAATTGTAGTGTCTCTTGATAAATCATTCGCGAGAGATTTATAAGTGACTAAGTTTTAAAAAGTACTAGTAGTTATGGTTTCCCATACCAGAGTATAAAAGGCTACCTTACCGCGGCCAGGTAGCAGGCCGAATGTTGCAATTAAGAACCTCACAATTTTACGTCCTTCGGTAGGCATGCAACAGCCCTTTCCGGACACCAATGTTTACCTTCCCGGTTCGCCGAGGTCACCTTTTCCCAAAGGCTACCGATAAACACTGGCTTTTAAATGTGCACTTATCATTGAAGATAAGATACACTACTATAATATCAGACTCTGGATCAAGATGCAATACTTTTTTAGACAAAAAAATAACCCCCAGAGGGCTACTGGAGGGGCTATTGAGCTGGACGCTTATGGTTGGGGTTGACCAGCTATGGAGTTTTCTATGATCGAAAGTTAGTTATCTTTAACTTAAAGTTTACACGTTGTGCGAATAGAACAAGTTTTACCTTTTACACGATACAAGTTTTGAAGGAGCTACCATAAGCTTCTACCATGATTATACCCCAGATGGTATAATAGAATCAATAGATAAACAGGAAATAAAATGAACATTGCACAATTCAAACCCCATACAAAGCAACGAGAATTTATGCTGAGCCCTGCCCGCTTCAAGGTTGGCAACTGGTCTCGCCGTACTGGTAAATCATTCATGATCGGCGCTACAACAATCCTGCACGCAATGGACAAGCCTGGGAACTACTACATCATCGCTCCTACTTACCGGCAGGCCAAATCAATCTTCTGGAACGACATTCTCAAACTGCTTGTGCCTAAGGAGATGATCGAGAAAACTGATGAGACCCAGCTCTATATCCAGCTCAAACCACTTCATTACAAGGTACAGGCTGAGAGTATCATTGGCCACAACATCGACTCCATACACGCTCCTAACGAGCCTTCAATCATTTGGCTTAAGGGCGCAGATAACCCAGACTCTCTACGTGGTGTGAAGCTCCGTGGCGCAGTCCTAGATGAGTACGCCTTCTTCAAGGACGGGCAGGAAACCTGGCGCAAGATCATCCGCCCAGCACTCGCAGACTATCAAGGATGGGCTATCTTTACCTCAACACCAGATGGCGTGAACAACTGCTTTTACGACGTCGCTATGCTCGCTCAAAAGTCTATGCGCGACAAAGATGGCAAGTACTTCTACTCACACGCAACCATGCTAGACAACGAAGCTCTGCCTCACCGGTTTGAGGAATGGGAGCAATCCAAGCGCGAGTATGAACGTGACGGCCGTATCGATGAGTGGGTGCAGGAATGGGAGGCTAAGTTTACCACGCCAAGCACAATGGTCTACAACGAGTTTAATGAGGAGAAGCATATCATCTCTCCAATGGATGTACCGCGTGATAACATGACATACGTGATAGGTATGGACTTTGGCCTTAAAGACCCGTTTGCGGCCGTCTACGTGGCTGTAGACATGAATAACAACTGGTATGTGTATGATGAGATTTATCAGCCAGATCTGCCCATTGACCGCATTGGATACGCCCTCCACATGAAGATGGGAGACCGTCACTTCACTCGTATCATTGGGGACTCAGCAGGTGCTACGGAAATAGCCTCTCTACGCTCTGCAGCGCTTGGAGACAACCGAGTGTGGGTAACACCCGCAGTGAAGGGTAAAGACTCTCTGAGGGCCGGTATACGGCTTGTGAAGACACATTTGTACGTGAGGGAGGAGACAGGAAAACCAAAGCTATTCATCACCTCAAACTGCACCAATCTGATACGCGAACTACAGTCGTACAAGTACATGCGCAATCCGTTCGGCGAGGTGTCTGAAATTCCTGAGGATCGCAACAACCACCTCCTAGATGCCCTCCGTTATTTGTTCCTAGATCAGAAGCATATCCGCTCCCGAAAGGAACGAAAAACAGAGAAAGTTTATGACCCAGAGACTGGACGATTGCTGTCTTAGTGTGGTATAATCAGAGGTAGATAGGAGAAATAAGTAAATGAAAAAACAACTAGCAGAAGATATTTTACGGATCAAGGGCTACCAACAGGCCCTTCGAGCAATCATCAATGAGACTGAGTACTTCGATGGAGAGTCTGGTTTGATTGGTAGTGTTCACTTTGGTGGCAAAGCCTACCTGTTCACAGCCAAGCCACTCGACAATGAGAGCTATCACGATGAGATTGTAAAGCAGAACCGTATCCTAATGACACGGGGTGTACCAGAGGAATGAAATACTTCACCACAGACGATACTGCACTAGCTGCTTACCTCTATCTCTGTGGTATGGAGTTTGTTCAGGCGACTGTGTATCTCGATGAGTTTCACCGCCGCAAATCATACATCATCAAAGACGAACCAGACCGCAAGAGACACGAGGAAGACTTTTACCTCCGCAAGACTGCAGTTCCTCCGCTAGACTACAACGACGCCAGGGTGCGCGTATCACGCTTTCTACGCAACACAGTAGATGATATTACTAGCGTACTATAGGCCTCAAGTGCTATACTAGAAATAAAAAAAGAGGTAGCATGCAACCAAATCAAGACAAACAATTCCAGCTCCCAGCTACACCGCAGCTTGCTGGGCTCGATGAGAAAAAAGAAACCAAAAAGGAAAACAAAGAAAAGACCACTCCAGTTCAAGAGGTTCAGAAGTGGAGTAGCCGTTATAACACCGCTAAGGATTATCAGAAGGATCTGTTCAAAAAGTGGGGCAAGTGGTACAACGATATGTACGCCCACGTCGAGAACAAGCGTATGGCACCGTGGCGATCTAAGGTGTACATGCCAATCATCGCCTCAAAGGTGTGGGATCTTATCTCTCGCTTTATCCAGTATCGTCCAGGCTGGGAGGTATCAGTACGAACACTACCTGTAAACACGCTCTCAACAGAGCAGTTCAACAAGTACATGGAGGTTATGTCTAAGCGTGCAGAGCGGGTACGCATGAAGCTTGAGTACGACTTTGACAACCCACTCCTAGGCGACTCCATCCCTGACGAACTTCTGTCTGTCATGCTTGATGCAGCAGTCACAGGCCAGGGTGTAGCACGTGTACCATACCTTACCAAGACGTCCCAGTACAACTCATACACAGCAAACGGTGATATAGTGAACTTCGGCGTAAAGAAAACCGTGTCAGCTCAAGAGGGATACAACGCTTTGCAGGCTGTGAACGTATTCAACGTATTCCTTATGCCAGGGGCACGTAGCCTTCAGCAGTCACCATGGGTCATCATCCACGATAAGAAGCCTTACTACGAGCTAGAGCGTGACACCTCGATCGACCAGAAGGCTTTGCAAAACGCCCGTAAAGGTCTCGTGACCAATGAGTTTGCCCAATACGAGGCAGGCCGCAACAGGCTGTCTAACACACAAGATCCAGGCGCACTTGACTCCACCACGAACATGGTAGAGATTTTTGAGTGTTGGAGCAAGGAAACAAACGAGTGCATTATCTATGCTCAGTCAGGCGGCAACACAGAGGCTCAGTGGGTTGAGCTTTCACGCGTTGAGAACCCATACTGGCATCAGAAATATCCGTTCGTAGCTTTCTACATCCGACGCAAGCCATACCAATACTTTGGCGAATCTATCTTTGAGAACAGCGAAACCATGCAGGCTGCAGTCAATGACATCTTCAACCACTTCATGGATCGCGAGAACACGGCAGACGGTATGCTCGCTATTGAGGAATCTGCTTACGTCGATGACTTTGTGATCAGTCCAGCTGGTACATTGATCTACCGCGGTGAAAGGCCAACGCCGATCAAGTTCCCTCAGCCAGACGCCAACAATATGAACATGGCTATGAACCTCATCAACGGTGCTATCGAAAACGCTACCATCTCTCAGTACGCATCAGGTGTGCCTAACAGCGCTACAGACTCTACACAGGGTACAGCAACTGGTGTGACGCGTATGATGGAGGCAGCAGCTGAAAAGGTTGGCTTTATGCGCGCAAACTTCCGTCGTAGCTGGCGTGAGGTAGGCGAGATGTGGAGCAGCAACTCTCAGCAATTCATGGTATCTGACGTGATCTATGACACCACAAAGAACGGTGAGACTATCTCTAACATCATCCGTCCTGTAGATATGATTGGTATCTTTGGTATCAAGATCGATGATGGATCATTTGAGCCAGTCAGTAAAGACGAGAAGCGACGCAACTTCCTTGACTTTGTAACAAACATGCAGGCCTGGCAGACAAGCTCAGTTGGCCAATCAGAGCGCACAGGTAATCCAGCAGATGCCCTCCGTATCGACTGGAACGAGATTGTTATGCGGGGTGCAGAGCACTTTGGTGAGAACTACCAACACTTTATCTTGCCACCAGTAGCACCACAACAACAGCCTGGCCAACCACAGCAACCGTCAGCGCCTGAAACGCCAACCCCAGACATGCCACCACAGGCACAAGCTCCCGCAGCAATCCAACCACAGGTAGCACCAGGGGCACAGGACTTTACAGCGCAATCTGACGGCAAGTCTATGCCAGACTCATTCCCCGTTCGCTCACTAAAGAACCCGACAATAGCTGGGTAGAAAGGAAATAAATGGAAGAAAATTATATAGAACAACTAAAGAAGAACCTAGCCTTTAACCGGGCTAGGCTTCAAGAACATATTGCGGCAGAAGCCCTGCTATCGACAGAGGCGGGAAAGTTTGTACTCAAGGTTATTGACGACGAGATTACCATCGCCGTAAACGCTATGACTAAGAACGAAGCGCTTGATCGCGATACATACCTGAGCCTACACGGGAGAGTCCGTGGCCTTCGCTCAATCCGTAATGTTATAACCGCACGGGCAGAGGATGATACAACAGCTAAAACAGTGAGAGAGATTGATGACCAACTCAGACAATTCGAATCGTAGCCCAGAGCGGGACAAGACCCTGTCCTCTCGCATTACAAAGATGCACGGTGGAGACTTTGTAGACGGTATCGCACCAGAGGAACTTGTCTCATTCAACGACTCTGAGTGTAAACACAAAACACTAGTACGCATAGAAGATGACCTCAATAGCAATACGTTTGCCTGTGCAAATCCAAATTGCAACGAGATATTCATCTATGATAAAATATAACTAACAAACTAATAGGAGAAAATAATGGACGAACAACCAACAAATACAGACGCTCTTGCAGCAGCTATCGACACTAGCTCGCAACAGGAGGCTCCGCAGGAACAGCCACAAGCGCAGCCTCAGCAGATGGCTGAACCTATGCAAGCACAACCTGCTCAGCAACCACAAGTACAGGAAGCTACTCAGCCACAGCCTCAGACTCCTCACTACCAGAGCTATGACGAATACATGAGCAATTTGCTTGGTGAGCAACAAGAGGTAGCACTTCCAAAGGTTACTGACATTCAAAACCCAGATGATCCAGAGAGCATCAACAGCTTCTTTGGCGACGCCTTTGACAAGATTAGCCAGAAAGTCATGCAGCAGGTTCAGCAGCAGATGACTATTCGCAACAGTGAGCAGCGTCTCTGGAACGAAGCTATGGATGAGTACCCATCACTCAAGAACCCACAGGTTCGCAACATTGTCCACGCGGTCCGCATGCAAGCGCTCCAGAACGGCACAATGATGACTCCATCACAGGCAGCTGAAAGCATCATCAACATTGCCGGCAACCAGTACCGCCAAGGTATTGCAGACAGCCAAGTGCAAACAACCTACACTCAAGTGCAACCTACGACGAACGGTGCAAGCCAACCAGTCCAGCAGAAGCCAAGTGCAGCTGACCAGGCACGCATGATTGAGCAGGGTGGGGCAGATGCATTAGCCCAGATCTTGCAGCAGCGTATCGACGAAGGCACATTCTAGCAGCTATTGTTTTATAAATCTCTCCTGTGGTATTATATGTATGTATAAAAATAAACAGGAGAGATATAAAAAATGGCCCAATCATTGACATACAACAACAAGGCTGTTGTCGAAGATGTCTTGAGCTACATCACCAATCTCTACCCAACTGAAACGCAGTTGACTACCGGCCTCGGGAAAAGCAAGGCTGAGCAACCCGTTCACCAGTGGTTGGTAGATGGTTACGATACGCTTACTGACACATCGAACGACAAGAAAGCGGTTGAGGGTGCTGACTACGGTGCTGGGGATGTAACGAACCCAACTCGTAAGACGAACTACACCCAGATTATCGTCCAAGACTGGAAGGTGTCTGGCACTGAGGAAGCTTCGAAGCACGCGGGCATGACCTCACCAAAGGCCTACCACAGCGCTAAAGCTATGGTGAACTGGAAGCACAAGCTCGAGTGGGCTTTGCTGCACGGTGTAGCCAACGCTGGTAACGCTACTACGGCTCGTGAGATGGGTGGTATCTTTGACCAAATCACCACCAACAAGGTCGCTAACCTTAACAACAACCTGACGGAAGCTTTGCTTAACGACTACTTCCAGAAGGTCTGGGACACCAGCCAGGCTGCTAGCGGTAACGCTGACGCTGTGTACGTTGGTGCTCGTGGTAAGCGAACCATCTCCAGCTTTACTGCTGGCAACACTCGCAACATCGAGGCTAAAGACCGCCGCCTGGTCAACGCTGTGGACGTGTACGAGAGTGACTTTGGTATCGTTAAGATCTTTAAGCACCGCTTCATCAACAGCGTGAAAGCTGCTGCTGATACTGGTAACCTCCTTGTCCTTACTGAGGCAACCTGGAAGATCGCGTATCTCCGTGAGCCAAAGAACATGGACGCACCAAAGGGTGGTGACTACGAGAAGGGTGCAATCGTGGGTGAAGCTACCCTCGAAGGCCTCTACGAAGCCGCCAACATGGCAGTCAAGGGTATCAAGAACGCCTAGTTCCTGTGCTCAGCCAGAGGAGACTCCCCTACCCAGGGGGGTTTCTTTTTGGTATAATTTAGTAAGAGGTATTTAAAAATGAAGAAAACAAAAAACTTTATACTAGCAGAAGACATTGTCAACGAGACAGACTACAAAAAGCGCTGGAGAAAGGTTCATGACCTGCTCGGCAAAACCAATCCAAAAGCCCTTAAAGAGCAGAAAGCTCAACAGCGTGCACTCAAAAAGACACGTGAGAATAAGGTGTACGAGAAAAAAGAGAAAGGCGCTATGGGCCTAAAGTTCGGTGTAAGTGTACCACGCATGACCTGGCAGGCTATCGTTGGGGTAGATGAGATGCTTGACGGCAAGTCTCGCCTATTTGATACCGCAAAAAAGGAATCAAAGGATCGTAGTGCTACTAACGGCCTAGTACAAGACTTAAGGGAGGTATTCCCAGAATATCGGGTGAACTAATATGATTGATCTATCAGACGTACTTATCCGACTCAACAACCTGATGGGGCGCAAGAACCTTCCAGCAGGTGAGACAGACAACCTTGAGCGTTACTGCCAAGACGCTTTTGATTACGCATGGCGATACTACCCATGGACATTTAGCAAGAAGCGTGCAACAGTAGCACCCAACAACCAAGGGATTAGCTACCTACCAGACGACTTTGATCTAGAGGGCTGGCGTAGTATTGATGGTGTATCAGAGGTACAGCTTGGCTCAGGCAGCTCAACCACAGTATCCTTTGAGTTTGATCAGAACAAAGGTCTATACAAAGCTGTTGGTGCTAATAAGTTCACTATGACATACCAGACAGAACCACCAGCACTTACCTCCAATAAGAAAGTACCCTTCCCATCAGCAATGGCAGTTGCGCTCGGCGCAGTCATCTACGCTAAGGAAGCTGACAACCCCGCTCACGCAGACGTTACCCAAGAGTGGGATCAATTCCATGTAGAGCTTGACCGCCTAGTAGGCCTCGCCCAACGGCACACACCACGACACATTGCTACCTACCAGGATGCTATGGGTACATACACAGGAGACGTAGGAGACTAGTATGGTACGCTGGACACAACAACCCCAACATAGGTTACGTGCCGGAAGCGCTAATGCACGATACAATGACATTCGTGTGATGAACCCATCACGTGGTCTTAACGTGCTTGTGGCTGACATCCTTGCAAATGACAAGGAATCAACCTATGGTACAAAAAACATTGAGTACGTAGAGGGTGGTGCAGCTACAAAGCGCCCAGGATACCAAGCCTTGAACTTCAATTTATCATCTCCAGCAAGCGGGCTCGGCGCGTATCAATCAGAACGGTTCAACTATGTCATGCTTGCTGATAGTGGTAATATCCGCAAGTACCAGAACCGCGCACTAAGCGAGCCGTTATCTACTACAGTGACAGTCGATAAGGACAAGCCGATCAACTTCACCTCCCTTTACCAGAAGACATATATCTGGGACAAGACGAACGGCGGTGTTGTATGGGACGGCAATAAGCTGGAGCGTCCAGGTACAATGCCTCGTGCAGAAGGGTCTGTCATTTATAAGGGGTATCATGTAGCCTTTGGCACACCAGGCCAACCATTCCGTCTATACTTTGCGCCGGCAAAAGAACCAAGCCGCTTTACTAACAGTGTTGCACCAAGCGACCCTAACGACATTGCTATCAACAACGCAGAGCAAGTACCAGGTGCTACTGTCTTTGCAGGAGACCAAACATCACGAGCCATCGACATTAATAAGAACGATGGCCAAGCAGTAACAGGACTGGGCTTTTTCCAGGACGTTCTCATTGTGTTCAAGGAACGGTCTATTTTCCAGCTGTCATTCAATGACTCAAACAACTTTGTGGTTCAGCGTGTATCAAGCTCATACGGGTGTGTGTCGCATAACACCATTGCATCAGTGGAGAATGACTGCTACTTCCTTACAGACAAGGGTGTATATGTCCTTGGTAACGAGCCAAACTACTACGCTGCTATCCGCACCAACGAGCTGTCTAGCCGCATCAAGAACCTACTCAAAGATATTCCGCCAGCTCAATACACACGGTGTACTGCAGTGTACTATGACGACAGGTACTGGCTTTCAGTCCCTCTCAACAGCGAACGGAATAATACGCTCATTGTATACGACCGACGATTCTACGCATGGGCACTATGGGATAATGTATGCGCCAACGATATACTCGCCTTCGTAGATAAGGACAACGACAGGAAATACCACCTGATCTTTGCTGACGATAAAACTACACAGATTCAGGAGTTTGTCTGGGGTAAGTACGATGACAACGGTGAACCGATCGAAGCGGTATTCATTACTCGTGCCTTTGAAGCAAAGTCTATTGAGCGAGAGAAATATTGGTACGAGTTATTCCCTATATTCCGTCTTACTACAGGTAGTGTGCAAATCTCCTATGAGACAGAGAACGGTACAGCTGGTCGCCCAGTAGAGCTTTCAACAGGACTGCCTGGCGGTCTTGGTACAGACCAATTCGGTGGGCTTATCTACGGTACATCTCAATCAGATACATACACAGAGAATGACCTTGGTCTGTCTAATACTGGTGGGTCTGGTGGATCATCAGTCACCAACACCTCTCACACCACATATGAGATTGGTGTGAACATTGATTCCCGTACACTCAAGATCCGCTTCAGTAACGATACAGTAGGCGAAACCTTTACTTTACTAGGGTGGGTACTCGTTTACCAGCTGAAGGATCTTCAGAACCAAGACGGTAACTACACATTCCTATAGTCAAATGCTATACTATAGTTATAAAAAATAAACAGGAGAAACAAACAGGCATGGATCAATTATTTAGAATCCTGCAAGATCAAATGGCAGAACTAGATCGTCAAGAGGCCGAAAACCGGGCTTTTGAACAGGCGCAGGTACAAGCAGCAGAGCGAGCAATGGCAGGCGTTGGAGGTGGCGGCGGATACGCAGCACCACGTCGAGCCGCGGCACCAGTGCGTCGTGCAGCGCCACAGGTAGACCCTCGTGAAGCACAAGAAAACGCAGAGCGTGGCAAACTTCGTGGTGATATTCACGCACGGGTAAATGACCTTAACGCCCTCTACAACCAACTATTCGGCAACCTCGATAACGTAGCAGCAGAGCGCGCACGTGAGCTTGAGGACAACTATGGTGAGCAACTTGGCAAGGCAGCGCAGAAATATGCCGACGGTGTTGCTACTATCGACAATAGCTACGCAGCACTTGGCTCAGGCGACTCAACAGACCGTACGTACGCTAAGAACAGCGCAAAGAGCGGGTTTGAAGAGACCAACAAGCAGATCAAGAAAAACAAAGAGGAAGACCTTGCTAAGCTTGGTAACTACGTTGAAGGTACGAAAGCTAAGTGGCGTGCTGATCACGAGAGCGCCAACCGCCTCAACGGTCGTGCAGATGAGGTTAAAGACCTTACTGAGCTACGCGGTGGCCGTAACAGTATTGAGGACAAGATCGGCAACGTCAAGGCTGATATTGGTAATATGAACACCGAGTCTGGTGCTCGAGGCAAACTGTCTGAGCTTACCGGTGATGGTGGTCGTGCAGACAGCCTGAGTAGTGCACTTGACTCTATCCTCAAAAGCTCGATTGGTGGCGGCATGAAGGAAGCTGCTGTCGATAGTATCGGTAACGCAGCAGGCGCAAACAAGGGCCAGATTGACGAGATTAAAAAGAAAAACGCAGCCCAGTTCGGTGACGCGTACACAGCACAGCAGTAGGAGGTAGAACGTGTGGGGATTCTTTGAAAAGATTGGTAACGCCGTCAAAGGTAACGGTTGGCTCACGAACGATGAATGGCGTGAGTCTAATCGGCGTTTCCGCGAAAACGTAAAACGCTACGAGCCTGAGCTATTTGATGGTGATCGCTATGTAGGTAATCGCGGTGGCGGAGGTGGCGGCGGCTACCAAGCCCCACAGCAAAACTTCCAATACAATGGCGGGGGAGATGAAACACTCTCCCCTGTTCAGCAACAGGTGGCACAACGCTTCCAAGGACAGCAACAGCAAGAGGCTCAACCTACTAACCAGCTGAATATCCAGAAGAACAAGCCAAAGGTAGACAAGAGTAAGCTCAACCAGAACGTTTCACACCAGGGGACAGAAGATCCCCAAGCTGCTATTAGGGAGCGTGTACAAGCCCAGCTCCAACAGCAGAAGAAGGTGGAAGAGCAGAAAAACAACCCCCAGTACTCAGAGGCTGCTCAGCTTGCTACAGCACAGCCACAGAACGATCGTGGTAAGTATTATGAATCAGACGCCGCAAAGCTTCGGCAAGAGCTAGCCAAAGGCGACCAAGCCAACGAAGGCTATATCCGAGGCCTCACCCAGTCACTGAAGAACCGAGCAAGCGAGCTTGGTAGTTTGTCTAATAGGGAGATTGATGCACGTCGTAAGAAATACGGTATCGATGATGGCAAGAGTGACTTTCAGCGTGCAGGTGAGTGGCTGTATGAGAACGTCATTGAAGACCCAGTAAAGGCTACTGCAGGCCGTATTGGTACATCCATCGGTATGCTTGATGACAAGACAAAGCAGAGCGTGCAAGAGGAACTGCTTAAAGCTAATGAAGACTACAAAGCTGGTCGTATCAGCAAGGACAAGCTCAAGCAAATCCTCGAGGAGAAGGTTGGACTCGACATCAACAACCAGGTGAAAGTTGGCGATAACGGTCTTGAGCACATGAACGAGCTAGAGCGCCTTGGCAAGTTTGCTGGTGACTTTACCGATGCAGGTGTCAAAGCTTCACAGTTTGTACCAGTAGCTACAGGCGCACAGGCAGGGTCTAAAGCTGCCCAGTCTGGTACACGGGCATGGGCAAACTCTCTTGGCCAGCTAGCAAAGGAAGCTGCTATTACAGGTACTGCAGACACAGTAAACGACGCCCTGCATAACAAGGTCACACCAGAAGGTACAGCAGCGAACTACCTCGCCCCAATCGGTTTGGGTATGCTTGGTCGTATGATTGGTAAAGCAGCAAGCAGTGCAGACGATGACGTAGTACGTGCTATCAAAAATGAACTAGATGAAGAGCCAAAGTTCAATGATCGCGCAAAAGTAGATGAGCCAGAACTTAACACCCCCAAGCGAGAGGATATTAAAGCTAAGATCGATGAAGATCCACGATTTAAAGAAGCTTCTACCCGTAGCCAGCTAGATGATCTTAACCTCAGAGACCGCGAGGCTCGTGCTCGCGTGAACGATGAGGTTGATGCCAATACTCCTATCAAAGAGGATGTGCCGCAAGAGGCTGCCAAGGACGCCTCACCCGTAGAGGCTAAGGCTATCGAGCAAGCAGAGACCAAGATCGACAACGATCCGAACATGACCCCCAAGCAAAAAGAGGAAGCAAAGACCGAGCTTGAGCAACGGTCTGATGAGCTTGCTGAGGAGATTAACCAGAACAAAGCTAGTACAGATGAGGCTGTAGCAAAGCAAGAAAAGGAACTGGACGAGAAAACCCAGGAGCTTTCTGACGACATTAAGCAGGCTCGTGAACAGCAGGTAGCAGAGACAGCCCCAGTAGAGGGTGTTCAACAGAAAGCACCAGCACAGTCATCAGAGGTTCAGGCAAACAACGCCTATGACTTTGACGCAGCAGACGCAGCCAAGCGCTCATCATCTGACCTGCAGGACGACCTGATGCGTGCTATGGGGTATGACATTGATGGCAAAGCTCGTAACAGTGTAGTAGGCAAGACACTCGGCCTTCTCCCAAGAATCCAACAAGCACTAGGCAACAAGCTTTCAGATGCTACAAACGAGGCAATTTCAAAGGGTATCAACTCACGTAACAAAATCACCTCTACCCTAGCTCAAGCTCCACGAAACGTATGGAGTATGTTCGGTCGTACAGATGCAGAACGTGCCGCCCTCGGTCGTTACAAGGGACAGATCAATAACGCCGGCCATGTGGTTGAGCGTATCGCAGAGCGACGCAACAAGGCTATTGAAAACGCGAGCAAGGACACAGGCTGGAGCTACCCACAAATCCGAGAGATGGTAGACCGTGTGTTCCAATCGCCAGAGGTATTAGCTCATAGGTACGGCGCGGAAAACGCCTACAAGATCACTCCAGACCAGCTACCAGCTAGTTTGCGTAGTGTTGTTGATGAAGGTATCCAGCTAAACAAACTTCGTAACGAGATTAACCACAACCTAGGTATCATCGATGACAAGACATATGAAGCCTTTAAAGACGGCATGCACACACCACGAACCTATGATGTGGACTTTTCTACTGGTAAGTTCGGGGACATTGATCTTAATAAGCTAGACAAAACAGCAGCTATTGAGCGACAAGAGTGGGACAAGCTACCTGACGCCCTGAAGGATAAGATCATTGATCCGTTCTCAGCACAGGACATGCGCCTCAAGCAGGCTCTGCAAAACAAGGCAAAGATTGATGCGGCTAATGATCTAGCAAATAGTATCGCTCACTTCGACAAGAAGCCAAACAAGGGCTTCGTACAACTTAAAGGTGAGGAGTATGGCGACCTCAACGGTAAGTGGGTCGATCGTGAGGTAGCAGAGACAATTCAAGGTAGCCCGATATTCAACAGTAAGATTGCTGATGCTACCAATAACCTAGTAGACGCTTACCAGGGTAGTGTACTTGGTAAGCTAGACCGAGGTGGCAAATGGTTAAAGACTGTAGGTTCACCGGGCACACACGTTGGTAACATCGGATCGAACCTTACACTATTCTCGACTGGTGCCGGTATTGATCCTGCCACCGCAGCCGCCCGTACTCTTGGGGCTGCTCGGGATATGATGCTTGGCAAGGCTGATGCAGACATTTACAAGCTTACAAAGGCTGGTATCCTTGGTTCTGACACGGGCCGTGCATTACGCGGTGCAAAGGAAAAGGACGCTATCAAGATTAACTCTCTACTTACCCAGACAGAGAAGCCAAGCTTTAACACCCTGCGCAAAGCCATCAAGGGTATTGAAAGCTTTTACGGTGGCACAGACGATGCCTTTAAGATTGCTACCTACCGTGAACTGAAAGCTCGTGGTTATAGCGATGATGCTGCTATGCGTGTTGTTCGTGAACAGTTCCAGGATTATGACAACGTCGGCCGAGGCATTAACACACTTGCTGATGCTCCAGTGTTTGGCAAGCCGTTTGCTCGCTTTATCCCAGAGCTTGGTCGTATTACAAAGAACACTGCAAAGAACAACCCAATTGGTTTGGCTGCTGGTGTTGCCGGTTATGCAAAGGCACAGGATGCCCTCAGCAAGGCATCAGGTGAGACAGAAGAGGAGCGCAACGCTCGCGAGGAAGCTGTTGGTCAGACACGTATCCCGTTCACCTCTCTCATTAATAAGGCTGTAACAGGACGCGACAAAGATATTTCGCTCAACCTGCCGGTTGGTGATAGCTCGGTGAACATTGCCCGTGCAGTAGGTATGAACTTCCCAATTTCTCCAGACAACAAAGACGCTACGTCAGCTACACTTGATCAGCTCAACCCGCTGTCCCTGCCATTCCGTAAGAATGCCCAAGGCGATACTGTGTTCGCACCAGAGCAAGCCGTCAGTTCACTAGCCCTCAAGCCTATTGCAGAGCAGCTAGCCAACCGCGACTTTATGGGCCGACAGATTGATGATCCAAAGAACAAGATCATCTACGAAAAGGACGGTAAGAATATTACCTCACTCAACGGTAAGCCCTCAGAAGAAGAGCAGCGTAATAACCGTCTTCGCCACCTCTTTATGTCTTACTTCCCAATGGCTTCGGAACTTGACGCCGTTGGTTCAGCCGCTACAAAGAATGATGATTACTACGGCAAGAAGCGTGATCTAGGCCAGGCAGTAGCCCGCTCACTTGGCTTCAAGATCGAGAGCAACGATAAAGAGGCACGACAGAAGCGTATCGACAGTCAGAACTATTACGAGGATAACGTTAACAAAGTCAATGACTTCCTCAAACAAAACCCAGATCTGGTTGATGCCTACTTCAAGATCAACAACCCAACCAAGGATCGTGAGACTGGTCGTAAGGTCGGTGACGTAATCACCCCAGAGAAATGGGATATTGTCAACAGTGATACATCTGGTCGTCTGTTCAACTTCATGAAGGAGCAGGCAGTACGCCAATACAAAAAGGACGGTAAGCCGGTTGACCCAATCTTTGCCCTTACACCTCAGCAGGCCAAGTATGTGTCTGAACTACGTAGCCGCCCAACAGGTGAGGACGAGGAAGCTAAGGAGATTCTCCGCGCTACAGAGCCTTGGTATCAGCAGTTCGAACAAGCACAGAACGGATTCTACAAAGCACAGGCAGAGTACTACAAGTCTAAGCCTTCTAACGATAAGACTATGAACGAGCGGGTGAAGGCGTACCAGGAAGCTTCTATGCCAGTAGAACAGCCTGAGATGATCAAGCAGTACTACCAGCTGAAGGCAAGCAACCCAGATGCAGCAAAGGCATTTTACAAAGAGAACCAGTCTCAGATGCAAGCTACCTTCGAGCAATACAACGCTGACAGGCTTGCCCGTGTAAACGCTATGCGCAAGATCGAGGGATACCCACCACTAACAGCAGAGGTGTATTTCAACAAGAGCTTTGGTTTTGACGCAAACTATGACCAGAACAAACAGCGTGGTGGCTTCTCACGAGGCGGTGGTTTTGCACGAGGTGGCTTCAGCCGTGGTGGCTTTGGTGGCCGTTCAGGCGGGGGCGGAGGCCGGGATAACCCATACGAAAAGAATGCCCTCAACGACGTGACTACTACACAGCTCACTCCTGTATATAACCCAACCAAACCTAAAGAGGCTAACCTCAATATCCTCAAAGCTGTAGTAAACGCAGCTAAGGCAGGCGGTGGTGGAAGCCGTACACGGGCTAAGCTTGGTGCTAGCGCCACTGGACGTTCACGTAAGAAATAACATATAATAAGAAGAAAAGGATATACAATGGCTTGGCAAAACTTCTACTCAACAAAACTGTTCGCAGAGATTAGCTCGACAGATACAACCATCACTGTGGAGAAACCACCAAAGACAGCCCCAGGGCGTCTGGTGATCGAGGCACGCAACAAAGACAAGCGGGAGATTATCTCGTTTGGATCTATCGCGGGTAACCAGCTACGCGGTGTAACACGAGGGATTGGGGGGACTACAGCGTCCTCTCACCTCAAAGGTTCAGTAGTTGAGATGAACGTTACAGCAGAGGATCTTGAGCAAGCACTAGCCTTGCCTGACACTCTGACTCAGTTCATCGATGAGGATATTGGAGACCACATCGTCCCCAATACCGGCCTCTACTTTAAGCAGGCTGGCTTTCGCGCAAGCATGGGGAGGATTGTCTATTACATCAACGGACACCGCTACGTTAAAGAGGTAACCGATCAGCACACATTCTCCCCTAATAAGGACACATATGTGAGCATTGATACCAATAAGGTTGAGTACTTTGATGAGTACAACCTCAACTCAGACGTACCGACAGCTCGTGCAGACCGTATCCTAGTCGCAAAAGTAATCACCAACGGATCGGGTATTGATCGCGTAGTCAGCTACAACCATGGCCCACTGTCAACATTACCAGGCTATACGTCAGAGATTCGCCCAGTAGTTGGGTTTGAATGGATGGGTAAGCAGGTATACCGTAAGTGTATCTCGTTCCAAGGACGAGGTGATGGTGTTGAGAAGGTTTACGGCATCGATGATGTTGTCGCTAATATCGATGAGCTTGTACGCCTAGATGCATGTATCAATATCGGTGATACGGGCGAGCGATGGGGTAATAACTTCCGCAACCCAGCATCTCCTAACACCCAGGTGTTTATCCTCAAGTTCGCAGACTTTGGCGGTAAACGACAGCTTACCTACACGTCAGGACAGGACGGTAAGATCAATGTCATCATCGAGTTTACAAAGCGGTTTGAATGAGCCGGCAGGCTTGGCAGACCAACGGTCTGAATAAAATTTAACAAATATGGCGCTACTATACACTGGCAAATAGCTGGTGTATAATAGTGTAAAAAGGTAAAAACAAACAATGGCAGAGAATGAATCAATGAACCGGTGGGAGATTAAAGAGATGGTCGACAACGCCATCCAGGCCCACGAGACTCGCAAAGAGGGAATGTTTGTCCCTGTGTATATGCTTGAGCTTTACAAGAAAGATATAGAGGCCAAGGTGCACGATCTAGAGGGTGGAGTAAAAGAGTTAAAGGACGCGGCACAGGACGCTAAAGAGCGTAATAAGTGGCTATTCCGTCTCGTAGTAGGTGCAGTGCTTACGTCGTTTATTCCTATCGCTATTGCCTTACTGAGCAAAAACGGAGGTATGTGATGAACAATATCATTGCTTGGATCAAGAAAGATTGGCTACTTAAGATTCTAACAGCGACGATGTTGTTCAGCCTATCATTCAGTATCTACACTCTATACAAGAGCCTTACTCTTCAACCAGGCCAATCAATCACCATCAGTGGTGGAACAAAAATAGAAAAGCCTATTACTCAGATTGTAGACGCACGACTGAACGGATCGGGCAATCTAGTAGTCACATACTCAACGGGGGAGTCCAGGGAGGTTGGCACAGTCTCCGGTAAGGACGGAGCTGATGGTAGACCACCTACCACACAAGAAATAGCACTAGCTGTAAAGGCCTACTGTCTCACCAATAAATGTTCAGATAACCCCACAAGCGCCCAGGTACTCCAGGCGGTTTCTGCTTTTTGCGAGAACGGGCAGTGTAGTGGCAAGAGCGGTAAAGACGGTAAGAGCGCAACAGACGAGCAGGTAGCAGAGGCTGTAGCAAAGTATTGTGCTAGCGGCAAATGTCAAGGGGCTGCAGGTGTGGCAGGAGCTAACGGCACTAATGGTGTTGATGGTAAGGATGGCAAGGATGGTGCGTCTCCTCAGCTGTCATGCGTTAACGTCAAGGACAACTCAGGCAACCAAACATCATGGGTAGCATGGAAGTACGAGGGTGAAGCCAATACCGCGTACCGCAGGCTATACAAGATCGATGGTGATAGCAACTGTATAAACATTTAAAAGGGAGAAAAGTTATGAACGACTTTCCAACAGCAGTCGACATTCCTGTCGAGCAAGACCAGTTAGGAGGTGATAGTGGCTCAGGTGTATAACCCTAACCTCAACATTCCAGCTCAACGCGGCTGGTGTTTGAAGTATGTAGATGATGCTACTAATGCACCTAGCCGCACACCTAGTGCACGTGCGGCGTATCTCAATGAGCTAAACGCCGGCCGTATCAACACAGGTGAGCTACCTTGGGACGAGTGGGTGTATGGATTCCTGGACTTTACCGTAGGCGCATACACAGACTACGGCCACGTGTTCATTATCAAGCGCCATCAGGGTGGTATTGATATTCACGACTCAGAGGTTCACTCAGGTGCTCGTAATGTCTACCACTCTATTGAGGAGCTGCTGGCTTGGTTTGGTATGTACCGTCCTGTGTATACTGGCTGGAGCGGTTCATGTGATGGGCGCACAATGCAAGAGGCTGTGCGTGATCGCCAGGATGAGATTAATTTCTTGAACGGTCTGTACCACCAAATCCTTGAGCGTGACGTAGATGATGCAGCTAAGCAGCACTACCTTAGCCAGATTGATAAGGGCTGGAACTGGGAACAGATCAAGCAGGATCTTATCAACAGCGCAGAAGGTAAGGTTGTAGCAGAGCGTGTAGAGGCTCGTAACCGTGCACTACGTGAGGCTTATGAGTCAGAGACACACGAGATTAATCGTCTCTACCAGGACATCCTGGGCCGTGTTGCAGACTCGCAAGGGCTTGAGCACTACCGCAATCAGATCCGCAATGGCTGGAACTGGACAATGGTCGAGCAAGATCTGCTTAATAGTGCAGAGAGCAAACAACGCCAAGAGCAGAAAGCTTCTGAGGCACGTGCTGCTGAAGCGGCAAAGAAGAACGAGGGTGAAGGTGCTGCACAGCCAGAGCCCGAGGTTGTACCTCAGCCCGAGACTCTGTCTCAACTCGAACCTACTCCAGAGCCAGAACAGCCGGAAACTCCAGCTCCTGAGCCTACGCCTCAGCCCGAGGTTGTACCTCAACCAGAAGTAGAACCATCTACTCAAGACCATGCAGCTCAGCCCGATGATGCTCATCAACCAGAAACGCCCGCAGAGACCCCTGAGAGCCCCTCAGAGCAGCCTAAAGCTGAAGAGAGCACAACTATACTAAAAGACATTCGTAACCTACTACAGGCGATCCTAGACGCTATTCTAGGTATCTTTAAGAAACAATAGGAGAACAACAATGGAAGCACTAAGTCTACTTATCGTACCAGCAATCGTCAAGATCTTTGACATGCTCAACAAAAAAGAGTGGGGTGGTATCGGCAAGGTTATCCTTGCTGTTGCAACGGGTATTGCCTACAGCTTCGTAACTGGCCACTTTGTGTTCACAGACGCAGTATTGTACGAAGGTATCGCCTTTGGTCTGCAGGCTGCTGGTCTTGTGACTGTGGCTGCCAAAGCAGGTAAACGGTAATGTTTGGCGGTTTTCTCCGGCCATACCATATCGAAAGCTTTCTCTCTCGTCACTCAGGTGGCGGGGGAGGGGCTGCACCCGCACCTCAAGAGAACCGTCTGCCTAATGACGATCTGAATAGTTGGTTTAAACCAGGGTCAGCATTAAACCCTTCGACAGAGAAAGGGCCAATCGATGGTAAGCCCGTGTATGCTTTCGTCGCAAATAACCCAACCACATCACAGCTCATCTTTATGGGTAAGAACAATTTCCCTAACCATGCCTATTTCAATGTCTGGGCAAAAGGTACAGGCAAGTTTGTTATGATGGTTCAGCGTCGTGCAGGTGGCTGGAATATTTATGGCCAGAAAAGTCACACACTAACCAGTAGTTGGAAGCAATATACAATTGAGTATACTGCATCAGGTTATGACCCGAATGACATAATCGGCTTTAAGCTTGACACCCGTGGTGCTGCTAATGCTCCGACTGACATGCTTATCTCTGCCCCAAGTATTACAGACTCTGCACCAGAGCCTCCACGCCCACAAGCTCCAGCAACACCAGTGGGAGACGGTACAGTACGTGACCGATGGATGGCATGGCTCAAGTCTCAGGGTGCTACAGGCTACCACCTGCACGCTCTAGAGATTAGCTGGCTACAGAAGCTTGGTCACACTGGTACGTTTGCAGATATGGTTATCCAGAAATGGCAAACAAAAGACGCATTAAGGGACTGGTTTTTGAATAGCTGATGTGCTACAATAAGGATGTCAAAATAAACACTTGACATAAAACTCCTCCTTTCCAAGAAGACTCCTACTGCCCCCCTGTACGGTAGGGGTTTTCTTGTTGTATAATGGGTACATGAAGAAACGTAAATCAAATAGAAAATCACTAGTCAACAAATTAGATAGGCTATTCTCTGAGTATATCCGTAAGCGAGACACCAAGGATGGTGTGTTTATATGCTGCTCTTGTGGTCGTACACTCCCTTATGAGGAGGCAGACGCAGGGCACTTTATCAACCGCAAGTGGATGCCTACACGTTGGGATGAGACAAACGTACACGCTCAGTGTCGTAGGTGTAATAGGTTTGATGAGGGTAATATCCCAGAGTACTACAAGTTCATGATCAACAAGTATGGCGAGGCTCACGTAAATGAACTTCTAAAGAGAAAAACATCGGGTGAAAAAATATCCAACATCGAACTTGAACGATTGATTGGGTATTATGGTGATATGCTCGATGGCTAAGGAAGGGCCTCAGAGAGAGGCCTAACCTTAACTATTGAGTGCTCGCTTCAACATCTCACTAGCAGCCTGCTTTGCAATCTGCAGGCCTTTTTCTTTACCAGCATCAAAGCCAAGTTCGTAACCTTTCTTAGCTCCTAGCCGGTACATCTCCTTCATGTCCTTCTGGGTGAACATTTGATCTGCAATGTCTCTCTCTAATGCAATCTCTTGTTTACTCCAGAGGCTCTTGAGCCATGTGATAAACTTCCTCACAGTTTAGTTTCCTCCAGTATATAGCCTTCGCTATCCATTCTTACTCTCACTATCTCCGCCGGATGATTCGAGATTGATAGCAAATGTTTTAGATCCTGTGCGTTCCTCTTGCGGTAAAACACTACGGGGGACAGATCGCTCTTGACTATGTACTTCGTCTCGATACTCTCTGGCTTCCCTCTCTCTATCGGTGGCAAGCCGCTCAGCGTCCGCTTTAGAAATGAATCTACCGCGGCTATCCCTTTCTCGGTTTTCCACCATTTCCCGAAACCTTTCTTTGTCCATCCGGGCAAACCCTTTTTTGACACGCCTTATACCTCCATTATATCCGCCAAGGATACGGTAGGCAGGATGCAGTCTCTCCTCTAACATCTTGCCCCATGATCCCCATTTGCGGTTTACAGTTTCTATACGCTTCCTGTCTCGCTCTCTCATCGTACACCCTTTGCCTCATCTCCCCATGACCGCATAAGTGACTGGCAACCGTTGATGTGTAATGTAACGCCCTTTACTACAGCTTCTAGACGTTCACGTTTGCCCTTCACCTCTGCCATGCGTAGTGTAATGTTACGCTCCATCTCTGCCATACTCACACGCTTACCAGCCTCCAAGGCTTCTGCCCTATCACCAGACTCCTCAGACAACACCTTATATTCTAGTTGCCTGTAGGCCTGGATAAACTCTGCATAGTGATCATACAGTATAGTAGCATAGCCAAGAAACTCAGCTAGGTGGGAAGGCAGGACAGCCGGATTCTGTCCCACCTTCTGCTTTACATAATCAAGCTTGAGCTGGCGGAGTTTGTTGATTACCTCCTCAGTCTTCATTATACCCCGAACAGATCCCCAACTGTGTCAATTGTCTCTTGGCTCAGGCCGCCGTTAGCAACCGTGGTAGCGGGAACTGCTGCAGGTTGAATCTGGATTACCTCAACCCCGACCTTATTAGCAATAGCATCAACAGTCTCTTTGATGGACAGTATCATCTCAGCCATATCATCAAGCTGTGTGCTTGACTGCGCGGTTTGAGCTGTCTGTGACGTAGGTGCCGTAACACCTTGTGGTGTCTGCAGACCCTTGAACTTCCAGTAGTTGGTACCTTTCTTGCTCGTCATCTGAACAAGCTCACCGTAGATATTGCCAGTGGTAGGTACGTTACCTTGCTTTTTGTTCAGCATGACGCCACCGTCAACACCCTCAAACGTGCACCAGTAACCCTGGAAGGTTCCGTGCTGTGTGCTGAATGGTTCTCCCATTGGGCTGAATGATGTTAGGTTATAGAATTGTGCCATTATTTTGTACTCCTTAGTTCTCGTTTAATTTGTTTTTCTAGATCCTCAGCGTAAGCTTCCATAGTCTGGTGCATCAGTTCGAGCATAGCTACACCGCTCTCAATGTTACCTTCTCCGGCAATAAGGGCTTTGCCATCTGCACGCATGATACAGATAAGCCCACCGTCATAGCCCTTGAGGATGTCAGCGATGTGCTGCTTGGTTTCTTCCTTAGTCATCTATTGTCATCTCCATAAATCGTTTATATTGTTCTGGGAATTGGTTCTGTAGCTTGTCCATCATTTGATCTGGTGTAAGCCAGTTCCAATCCTCATATTGTCGATACCGTTTTACTTTATGCATATCTAGTAATGCAACAAACGGTGGTAGTTTCTTTGTAATGAATACTGTTTTTAGATCATCTATCTCCTTGTCTATCTCCTCCTTATATTCCAGTGGATTAATTTTGAACGAGGTGATTCGGTAATCATCGGCATTTAAGTATTGCAAGTATGCCTCCGACACATTATCGCCCAGACAGTAGTAAGCTAATTGAATTGCATGGTGGTAGTATGGTTGGTCTTCTTTGTCTACCCGGTCATACGCCATCTTAGTTACAGACTTAATCTCGTGGTATACAGTCATGTCACCTACCTGCTGTGCCATATCGATATACCCAACACCACCGCGGTAGCTACCAGGCTTCTGGAATGTAAACGTTCCTGCGAGCACATTACCTGGCTCAGCTTCTACTGGTGTGTTGTCCTCTACAGCGCTTGCATCAATACCTGTGAGAAACTTGATAGCCCTATCCTCTACATCGTTACCTCGTACAAACTTACCTAACAGGTACGGATCAATTGGGTCTGGTACACCAATAAGGCTAAGCACGTTCCATAGTAGTGGGCGAGAAAGCTTACCACCACTCACCTTACCCGATGGAATATGCTTTGCCATCTTCTCCTCATTGTCTGCTACTAATAGCTCGTGCACCTTATCACCAAATGTACGCACTCGTGTTGCAGGAGGTGTACCATTTAGTAGATCACGTGTTGGAATCTTAACTCCAGCTGGCATCTATATCTTCTCCTAGTCCTATATTATTTACTGCTAAATCTCTGTTTGATTGCGAGTCTAATTCAAAGTACAAGGCATAGATACGTTCAATACCTACACCCCTCTTGTACAGCTCTGCAATCAAATCATCATTTTCGTATGCTTCCATACTCTCATTCTACCTTATAGTTTATATGGCTGTCAACAGTTGTAGTTGTTAAAGTTGTTATGCACGGTATGTCTTGCCAAATCCGAACTTGGTATTAAACTCCTCTTCGGTAACATCCCTTGCTGATGTAGGAATCCATCCATCCTTTGGTTCGGTAATGCGCGTCTTGTCCCAGTCAAACCCAGCAATACGCTTCTCGTAATCGATAGCCATGTTGCGTGCCTTCACCACCTTACAGAAAAACTTGTCTGTCTCAAACTCATTGTCTAGGTTCTTACGTGAGGCTACCAGGATAACGTCTGCGTCATACCCAATAGCAGCTGTACCCATCAAGTCCTCTGTCTCAATCTCAAACCACTTACGTTTGAACTTGCCGCTCTCTGCTTTACGTAGGGACACAATCACGATGAAGGGCACTTCATACTTGAGGGCCAACTGCTTCATAAGCTTCGACATCTTTGCTACTTCCTCATGGGTCATACCACGACCAAGGTATTGCAAGTAGTCAAGCACTACTAGCTCTACACCTTCCTCAATACCAGACTCAAAGATCTTCTCTAAGTGTCGGTAGTCAATCTGGTACTCTGTCTGAAAGTAAATGTCCAGCCCTTCGATAGTACCACCATTCATATGACGAAAGCGTGAGCCTGCCTCTCCCTTGCGCATCTCAAGTGTAATGAATAGCACACCATGATTCTTGGCTACATTCACTGCAATGTTCTGTGCAAGGGCAGACTTACCATTATTAGTCTCACCACCAATAAGCGTAAGCTCTCCTGGCTTGAGTCCACCGATCCTCTCATCAAGGCTAGGCAGCCCAGTAGTAAGACCAGACACCTTACCCCAAGTCTTAGCAGCTTCCTCAATCTCATCAGCAATATCAGAGATATGGACAATGCCGCCCTCATCAGCTGACTCACGAGTAGATAGCTCTTGCTCACCACCGATGACAATATCCTCAAGGGTTTCGCTAGATAGCTTCTTAACATCCCTTAGGACGGCTTGGGCTCGCTTTTCTCTGAGCTTTGACTCAACAGCTTTTTCAACCTTGTCGTCTGCCACTGTGCTTCCTTTCTCCTTTCTCGTAGGTATTTGAATAGCCTACGTCTTAATTCGTTTGTATTCTTTGCAAGCTCTGCATACTGCTCAGCTGCGTCTATATCATCCTCAACATAGTACTCAGCCATCATAGCGAATGCTTTTGCCTGCTGTTCGCATAGCCTTATCTCATTCCCGATGAGGGAGAGGTGGCGCTGCATGTCGCTGATTGATTCGTTGACAGACAGCTCCAACCTTTCGCTCTCACTCATCTCTTTAAGCATTAAGGCTTCAGCACTAAGGTCTTCGTATTCTCCCATTCGATAGCTTCCTTTATATCACTAATGGCTTTATCAACAGCTCCTGTTCTATTAAAGTTCGGTATCGTGTTAGGGGCAACATAGACAACTAGATCCTCGCCCTTATTTAATATATCACGATGACCGTTTAGCACATCTACTATTGAGCCATGAGTAGATACGTCATGATAGTTGTTGATAGCAAAGCACAAGCGTCTAATAAAGCTAGGGCTAGCCACAGCAATTAAGTCAACAGGATTAAGTGGATCACCAAAGTCATTCAGCTTCACCTCTATCCACTGTGTCTCCTCTGCACTCATGAACGTGGTAGACACCCTAGCTCCGCTTACATACAAGGCATTGATTACCTCGGCAAGCTTCTCTGCGCCAAGCATTACCTCCTCAGCATCATAACTTGCTGACACACTAGCATTGATATACACACTAACAACCTTACCTGTCAGGTCACCATTGATATTCGTACCAAACACCTCAGGCTCTCCAGACACATACCTGCCCATATCTAAGTAATCGCCAGTGACATTGTACTCTACGTCGATACCATTCGCATTTATATTCTTAATATACTTCTGCTGAAACCCTTTAGGTAGTAGCTCATTCCTTTTATTTCTAAACAGATCAATGGCTTGGTCTAGAGACTTAGTGCCGTACCAACCATCATTATGAGTATAAGTGCTAGAGCCAGTCCTTGGTTTATGGTTTGACACATAGTCGACAAGCGAGCTTATGTTCGGTGCTACGATCGCCGGCCGCCTGGCTTCATCTCTGCCTGTCAATGTCTTTTTGACCCAGCCGGCAAGAACATCTCCATCCTTTTTAAGCTCAGCCCAATCACGAGGTAATAACATACTACCTCCCGAACAGACTACTAGAGGCGGATCGTTCGTAAGCCTCATTGGCCTTAGCTACAACATCATTGACATACTCACTCGGCACACATGGCTTAAGTACTACCTCCCAGATACCCTGGACAGACCAGTTGAGCTTATGGAGGGCAACCGCCTTCTGCGTTGTACGTGGTGTGATCATCGCATCAATCTCGCTTCTCTCACAGTATGACCTAGCAGCAGCGATAGCTTTGTAGATAGCTGTGTCATTACCAGCAATAGCACGCTCAACCTTCTCATCAATGTCCCAATGAAAGATTGTGAACCGATCAAGTGTAGCTGCGTCAAGACGGTTGCGCCCTACATACTTCATGCTCTCACCCTTACCATAGGTATTAGCTGTTGCGATAAAGTGAAAGTCTTTGTGTGCCTTCACCTGCTTGTCAGGGAAGCTACAGATACCATTGCTCAATGCTGAGTTGATCTGTATCAGCACATTACTGTTACCTGCGTCAATCTCATCCATCACAAACACACCGCCCTTCTCATAGGCTTGACGAAATGGTGTAGTACGATACGTACCGCCTGCATCAATGAACCCGACAATGTCAGACTTGCTGGTTTGTGCTCCAACACTCAGGGCGTAGAACTTCAGGCCAAGCGCTTCTGCCACCTGTGCTGACGCACGTGTCTTGCCACTACCTGCACTACCCGTAAGCATAACGTTAAGCCCAGCGCCTACCATATTGATAAGACTCGGCAGCTGCATATGCTTCACACCCTTAACCAGGTTATCCCCATTATCAGTTACAACCTTTAGTACCTGTTGCTTTTTTATTTCCTCTCGGAGTATCTTCAGTTCTCCGTCCAATCTATTATCAAGATGATTGGACACGGCCTCGTCCAATTCCTTAGCGAGGTCATCCCATTTGTTTAGCTTTAGCATTTTCCACCTTTTCAATTATTTTCTCAAATGTTACATACTGCTTGACTGTCATACCCATTGGATCTTTCTCAAGCTTTGCATAAGTTTGCCTTGTGACCCCCATAATGGAGGCCACATACTCTTGGCTTAGTTTAGCTTTCTTTCTTTGTCTCTTGATCTGCTTCGGTGTTATCATTCAATACCTCAATAGCTGACTCAATAAAGTTGCTTGCGTAGATCATAGCCAGAAAGTTAGCGCCCGCTTTATCTGTGCCTACAGCATCAGGTAGCTTCTTGCGCATGTCCTTCATAGTAGATACGACATAGTCATCAAAGAAAGTTGCGATGGCTACGCCCTTAGCTAGTCGCATCATCTGTGCTCGGCGGTACTCATCCTCGAACCATTTCTCTGGACTCTTGAATACAAAGTCAATTGATTCATTATGTACTTCTCGTAGCTTATCGAGATACTCTTCTGTTTGTTCTTTAAAACCTTTACTCATTTTCTTCCTCTCGTGTTAGATGATTGATATATTCTTGCTGTTTGATTGCTAGCTTGTCAGCGTCTAGTTCTTCCTCAGTCATTGCACTCCACCGCCTCGAACATATCGCCAATCTTGTGCTTAACTAACCGCTCTCTGTCTGTCGCTGTAAGCTTCTCTACTGCTGATTGTTTATTCTTGGTGAGTACTAGCTTTACATCGTCACCTTTCTCCTCAAACTCTTTTACCCAGTACCCGCTACAGTGTCGTACCATGTAGTGTTTATAGCGGTACTTCTCGGAGATAAGAGAAAACTCTGCAACAAGCCTTACAATAAACTCAGCCTTCTCGTCTGGTATAAACCGGGTCATTAGTCTAACTTGGCCAATACCAGGATAGATGGTAGCTATCTTTCTGCCGCGGTAAAACACATCGATCCTATTGCTTGGTTGCTCTCGGTGCACCCTACACCCCGCGCTCTCAGCTAACTCGACAAATGTGTAGTAGTTCATCTGATTGCTCCTCTTAGATTTACTGGCGTTGCGGTAAACAGCCAGACATTATTTAATAGTCTGGATGCGTGGTCAGAGTCGAGTAAGGTTGTGTCTATAATAAACTTGTGTGTTCTATCTAGAAACACCTTGCCTACCTGACTCTTACCACTGCTAATAACAACCGTGCCATCTACTAATTTAGTATCTAGCCCAATGTTTACTAGGTTTAATTTAAAACTAGCATAGTCCATTATTCGCTTACCTCCACAAAGCGTATCTCTTTGCCGAACAATCCTGTCAAAGCACTGCGCTTATATTCTGTGATGCATTTATCTGCCTCCTCCACATTTGGTGTCATCTCAACATGCACAATAAATAAGCCATCCTCATCACCAGTATCCATACTTTTGATATACTTATAGTTACTGTGCTTTGCCACTGTGCAGTTGCGACGCTTATGAAACGGTACATTAGTAAACTTTTCTACGATCGATGCAAGCTGCCGCCTAAACGTGATAGGCACAACAGTAGTATCCATCCAGTACGCAAAGTCCTTGTCCATAGAAATTTTTGCGCATAGCCTTCCGCTATAGAATACATCAATATACCGCCCCTCGTCATTTACTGTAATCTCTTTTCTCTTGATGGCTTCCTTGAAAACATTAAGGTTCATTACATCTTAACCTGCTTAGTGATAGCACTGCGTACACCACGCGTGTATGCCTTGGCCTGTACAGTATCGAGCCGGCGGTTGATAGCGTCTACAATAGCTTCACGATCGCTAATCTCTGCAAGCATCTGATCCTTGTAGGCTTGTAGCTCCTCTTCTGGTAGGCCATCTACAACCTCTTGCATCTCAATCATCGTGTCTTGGACAGGCTCAGCCTCTGCCCAGTCGTGTGGCTCAGGGTGTTCACCCTTGATAACTGCTCGTGGAATAGCAAACGACTGTACGCCGTCCCCTAGTGCCGCGCTGTTACGTTCAGCCAACAACTCCTCTGGTGATGGTGTGTCAATCATCATATCATTATATGGGCTGTGCCCCCGCGAGCTAGGCTCGTACTGGCCAATATGTTTCTTGTACTCTGTCATAGCTTCCTCCGTTTGGTGTTTACAATGTCCGCGCAAGCGATCACTCAGTGTGTCGAACTGCGCCCACTTATCGTTAGTATCTTGGTTTAGTTTTGGTGTGTTGTAGTTCATTGGTTCTCCTCGATTAATTTCTTACTTTGTTCTGGTGTGATTGGCTCAGCGATATAATCATCTGCCCTGCCTGATACTTGTGGTAGTGTACACCAATCATCACCATGCCCAATCACCTTATTATTATAGACGATTACCCTATCCTCTACAGGTTCACCGGCAAGGAATACCCAGCCCTTGTGTGTGATGATCCATGTGCGTGCTACCTGTCTGTCATCTACCATAACCCTAGCTACTAATCCATGTAGTCGTAGCTTTGTGATCTGTGACTTAATACCATAGGGTCTGTCAATATATGCCATGTCTATCCAGCGTGGATCGAGAAAGCCGTTACTTACTTGCTCGTGTGTAAGCCGTGCCATATCCTTTAGCAGATATACCATAGCCGGTGTGATCTTGTACTTGTACACCTGGATAGTCTGGCCACAGTGCTCACACTTGCCCGGCTTGATACTCATGACAACCTCCCAATCTCATCAATTAGTTTATCCTTTAGTTCCTCTACAGTGTCTGCGTCGATTGATTCGATCAACTCCATCACCTTGTACTTAGTCATCAACATTAGTTGCCTCCGCCCTTAATGCAAACCCTTGCTTCTCAGCTAACTCCTTAGCATTATACACACCACCTTCACCATAAGCCTTTGCCGCCTTCTTGTTTGTAGTCACTGTTGTTTCGTGCTCATTAATATGAATGAGATATAGACTTAGCTGTGGGTCTGCGCCAAGGATCTTTAGCTTGTATGTTTTCGGCTCACGCTTGTTAACCGGGGTACTGGCGTATGCACACATAACCTTGAACAAAAGATTATGGTCGTAACCTGCGGTAACATTTCTTACATTCATCATACCCTGCACATCCACAACAACGTAGGCAATTATTTCACCGAACTTATCTTTTATGTCAATATATTTTTTACCATAGTTTTCGTTCTGCTCTGGCCTAAGACCTAGGGCTTCTACTGATTCCATGAATTGATCTGTTGTCATATGTTTAAGTTTCATATTTACCTCCTTATTCCATTGTCTTAATCTCGTACTGTTCGCAGGCATATATGACACCGCCCACCAGACTCATAGCTAGTGCAAGCATACCAAAGAAAGCCATAAACTCTTTGTTCTCTGGTGATACTATACCCGCTACGAACAGGTAGAGTTTGTATACCAATATCGCTGCTGAGTAAAGTACTATTGGTAGTAGCACTGCCGTCACAATCATCGCCGTATATCTAATTATGTTCTTACTCATACATTGCCACCTTCGTAGCTAAGATACCCATGCGCTCACGTGGTGTTAGCCCACCTCGCATACCGTACTCTACGTCGCCAGTCATCAGTGCATCAGCTAGGCACTCACCTTTAACTGGACACTCCGCACAGATCTTTCGTGCTTCATTGTAATTGTTGTATCCGTTGTACTCATCAGCGTACGCTTTGTTCGCCGGGAAGAAAGCTTCCGGGTCTGTCTGAGCACACAGTGCCGAACCTCGCCATTTATTTTCCATAAGTTATTTCCTTGTCTTCATTTCCTTCAAAATAAAATATAGTTTCTGATGCTTCGCGAACCTTATCCATAGCGGTTCTCAATTCGTCCACTGCATCATCAAGCCCATACTCTTTAGCTCGTGCTATTAGATTATCAATTAGATAATCGATACCCATCTCTGCATCATATGTGTATGCATACTTTAATACCGTTGGGTCTTGTAGTAGCTCTTGCATTTGTTCGCCTGTCACAGCTTTACCTCCTCTTTAATTTGGGTTAGCTACCACTGCCGTTAGAATAAAGCCAGTAGCAAATGATACCAACAACCCAAGTGCTATTACATTATTGTAGAATCCAAAGTGTATTGCCACTGCCATAGCAGAGAATACTATCGCTGATAAGAATAGTGATAGGATGATAGCAAACATCGTAACCATTCCTACAATCTTAAGTTTATTTTTCATCATCTAACCTCCCGAATAATTTATTTTCTATCATTGCAACCGCCCAGTCAACGCTATTGATTGATGGCCTGTTGCGATCTGCCTTACACATATCCCACATGTCATACTGTGCCTGGGTAATTGCTTGCTCGATGATGTTTATAATCTCCTCAGCCTTCATGCCGTTGTTAGTTGACTTGTCTAGAATCTCTAGAATCTTTTGCTTCATTCTTAAGCCTCTATACTTCTCTTAAGAGTCTTTAGATTCTCTATTTGTTCTTCAGCAGTGCTAATACTGTCATCGATCATACGATATACACCAATATCGTTTGTCTCTGTTAATTCAAGGCCGTGGCCAAGCTTGCACGATCCTCCATTGTCTGCAAACCAGAGCGCATTATCATCCAATACAAACCCTGTTCCCATAATGATACGCTTAAGGGCGTCCATTCTGTCCTCCGGTTTGTTTTCTACTTCGACAACAATGTTGTCTATAGATATTACCCAGTATTGTTTTGTCATTTCTTATCTCCCTTTATTTTCTATTATCAACTACTCGTATACAGTAGTACACAATCAGTACTGCTGCTACGGTTAGCATACCAACTGCGATAGCTTCCTTATTGTCTGGTGATATTACCCCAGCAATCAGTAAGAGTAAGCCGTACACTATATTCGTGATCAGTCGCATCACTATCACAGATAGTATGAATGCAATAACCATTAGTATTCGTCTAATCATCTGCACCTACCATCGCTTGATACTGCACTAGTGTGCTTATTGTTTTATCAATTGCTATGATCGCTTCCGCTAACTCATAGCGGTAGTCTTGGTCTACCTCTGCTAGCTCGTGCGCCAGCCAATCTTGTACTTTTACCAGGTTGTCTATTGCTGTGTCTGTGTTCATGCCTTCAACTCCAGTGCGGTAATCCTGCAACCACTCTTATCAAATGTGTGGTAGATGCCTGCTTGTGTGTAGTTACCTAGCAGTGCCTCATTGTGCTTGGGCGATTGCTTCCACATCTTGAGTGTGTGTGCATCATCTAGTGTGCACTCTGCAAGGTTCTCTGTTGCTGCGTAGTACCCATCCTCGATGCTGATCGTGCTCATGTTCTGTGCTGTGATCCATGATTCCCCATTAGGTCGTGTGTGATTCCAACACTTCTCGCCACACTCTGCTACCTCTGTTGCTCGTACTTGTGCTGCTTGTGTGCTGTCAGAGTTAGCCTGTAGTGGGGCGAGCCCTTTCTCTTTGCGGTACTCGTTGATCTGATCTAGCAATGGTCGTGCTGGCTTCTCCTGTTTGGTCGTGCTCGAGATTGGTTTCTCGTCAATCCAAGTCAAGTCTGCTGGATGCATCTGCCCATAAATCCAGATGCCCGCAAGGGTGATAGCGTACAGGTACGCGAGTACCAGTGGTACTAATATTAATATTACTTTCTTTTTACTCATCGTCTTCTCCTAGTAGTTTAGCTACGATAAGCTCACGCTCTTTGCCTCGTGATCGTAGTAGTGGTGTCTCCATATCCTCGTCACCATCGCACACGATCAGTGCTAGCAGCTCACGCTCACTTGCTCGCTTGATATACTTCTGTGCTTTCTGTTCGTTGTATGGGCTTACGGTATCCTCTGCTACTCGTGCCCAGTGGTTGGTTTGTTCTTTGGTCATGACTCCCCTCTAGTTCTTGTCACACTCGTATGACGTTAGATGATCTTTGGTATAGGTGCTACAGGTGTAGCTTTGAAATGCTTTCTTCTGCTCAGTGCTAGCCTCAGGTGCACGGTATCCCACTGCTATGATAAGCAGCAGGATAAGTGCGATGATTGCTAGGATAAGTGAGTTGGTTCGTTGTTCTTTCTTCATATTTAAAATACGTCTTTCCAGTTAAAGTTATATTGTCGGGCTGCTTGCTGCATCGATCTTGTGTCTTCCATCTCCATAAAGCACAAAGCTTTATATGCACAGTCAAGCTTTTCTACACGGTTTAGCTCCATAATGTCCTTGCGGTAGTGAGTGTTTGCGTGGTCTCTTGCCAACATAATAAGTGCGTTGACGTTCTTGTAAAGGGCGCTTGTATTATCCTTTAGGAGTCGTGTTACTTGATCCCAGTACTTTCCCTCGGCCCAAGTGTTTAAATAGTCTTCTATAATTTCTCGGTGGTTGATGAGCCAAAAACCTCGGCGGCCTTCTGTGTCTTTGAGCATCTTCTCAAAGCCTACCTTGTTTGCTTCCACTCGCTCTTTAACTGTTTGTAACGACATTGTTGTTATCCCCTGTGAATACTTTATATGGTTATTAGTGTAAATGATTTACGTTTATCTATTCTATGTTTAATCTCCTCTCGATTAATCTTTTATTTGGTTGGCCTAATTGTTAAAGTTCAGTAGTGGTTGCTGGCAGCTCTTCCGGTTATCGGCTTTGCCGTGGTTGGCTTCGCCAGTTAAGTTCCGCTGTAGGGTCTGGCCCTTTGCGTCTGCCTCTTTCTTAACTGTCTTTAGTATAGCAAAGCTCAATAGAAATGTAAAGACTTTTTAACAAAATTAGAGGACTTTTTTGTCTTAAGT